GTCCTGCGGCGCGGGGATCTCCGCGACGGCGCTTTTTACCAGCGCTTCGACGTCCGGGAGTTCTGGCACTTCCGGCAGCGGCAGCGCGGCAACCTCCGCGCGTACCACCTCTTCGACCAGTGGGCGAACGTCCTCAACGGTGACGCTTTGCCCGTCCTGCGGCGCGGGGATCTCCGCGACGGCGCTTTTTACCAGCGCTTCGACGTCCGGGAGCTGCGGCGCTTGCGGTAAAGGAAGCTCGCTTACCGCAGCTTTTACCAGCTGGCGAACATCCGGCACCGGCTCAGGTTTAAGGAGCTTTGCGGAAAGCTCTTCGAGGCGTAGATCGAACGCTTTTTGCTGCGTGGTTAAGGTGTCGTGAAATTTCGCATTAATGCGGGCGATTTCTTCCCGGAAGGCTTCGCCCACTGCCTTAATCAGCGATAACTCGCGCTCATTCATGTATCAGCCCCTTGATCATGGCTTTTACTGCCTCTTTTTCGTCGTCCGTCATAGGCTGGTCGCGCGTATCATCCTCCCCGCTGGAAGCTGGTTCCGGCTTCGTAGTGCCGAACGGGTCTTCTTGCGAGTCGCGTTTCGCCAGGGCTTCGAGGCTGTAATTTTGCTGCTGTAGGTATGGAGAATCCCCACCAGGGATAGGAGGCAGGTTCTCTTTGCGGCGTGCTTCATTCGGTGCCAGCCAGCCGCCGTTAATAGATTCGCTATGCGCTTTGTAACGGGCGCTGGAATCCATACGGAGAAGGGTATTTAAATCGAACTCGATAGACTGGTTAGGCGTCAGATCTAACCCCTCTTCGAGAAGAAGCTCGACCGACTCGATCAGCACCTGCAAACACTGCGAATAATATTGCTGATCGAGTGCTTCAACGTTGTTATAAGTCGGCGTAGTGCCTAACCCGACCTTGTATAGCGGTACGTGAAACACCGAACAAACAATTTCAGCGGTTAGCTTAAGCTGCTCTACTACCTGCGCATCGGAAGCGGTCATAGAGAGCGGGGTATAATTCATACCATCGGCGAGGATGGCAGTTTTACCGGAGTTCTCGCCGCTATAACCCGCCTCCCAGGCGTTCTTAAGCTCTTTCACCTTCTCCGAACTAATGTTGCCCGGTACGGTGATAATCCCTGCTGGCTTGCCGCCATTCTTGAAGAAATTAGCGTTAGTGGTTTGGATATGGTGGCCTTGCATAGCCGCCACGCCGCACGCAAACACCGGCGAAAGCCCGACCAGAGGGTGAAACAGGCAGTTAAAGCGGTCGTGAATGATTTCACGCGCTGGCACCGTTACCGATTCCAGCACGCCGGTAACGTTATCCGCCATCAACTGATAGAAGACCGCGCCGTCGTCAGAAACCAGAGGCATAACGCGCGCTGGGTCTAATACCCGAAGCTCTTTTACTTTCCCGCTGCGGTCGCGGATTTTCAGGATGTAGGCATTACCGCGCGTGACCTTCGACATGATCCAGTTTTCGATAAACTGGATACGCGTTTGAATGGCGTTCGGCTTTGCGAGAAGTGGGCTAATTGCCGGGTTTGCTGCGTCTTTCCAGATCCCGTTACGGCTTCTGGTTTTGAGCTGCAGGGCCATTTTTGCGATATCGCCCGTAATCAAAGTTACGCACGCAAAAACAGCGTGATACGCGAGAACGGTATCGCGGCGAATCTCTACGTTTTGTTGCCATGCGCCGGGGTAGGCTTCCTTTACGATGGAGAACCAGCCGCCGCCGCTGCGTGCCGTCGGATTCTCGAAACTTTTTGTTTCGGGGGGGTTACGGCGCAACCATTTGAACATATAAGGGCCTCTTACAGCGACGGAAAAAAAGAAAAGGGGCCGAAGCCCCTTTGATTACTTACTTTTCTTGCGTCGTGCCGACCGCGCTGCGTTAATCGTCAGATTAAAGAACGATGACTGCACAAGTGCTTTTTTCGTTTCGGCGTCGCTAATATTACAACGAACGCCATAAGAGCCAGCTTTTAACGCTGTAAGTAGCCCGTTTGCGTCGACCGAAGCGTTATCCTTCTCATCGTAAACCGCCTCCCAAGAAACGGTATATTTAGACGGGTCGACGTTCCCCGGTGTGATATTTGCGATCAACTGGAGGGTATCGCCCACCGCTAAGGTATCTACTCCGCCTTCCGCCGAAACTACGGCTTTGTCGATGAAGCTATCCGCCGCGACAACGTTAAACGTTACAGTTCCGACGTCATTCGAAGGGTCGACTTCTTCGCCACTCACCTGACATGTGATCTTCACGTCACCGGGCAATGCCGATTCGGTGATCGTCATCTGGTAAGTAGGTTCCGTACTCATTGTGGGGGCTACGCTACCAGCGGGAGAGGCATTCCACTGAAACTCTCCTGCCGCGTCGGCTGGATAGAGCACCGCAGAACACGTAACGACATCACCAGGTCTCACGTTTTCGACTTTATCAGCCTTAACCGTGGCTACTCGCACTTGCTGATCGTCCGGGAACACGGTAACAGCACATTTAGCCGATACACCGGAACCATCCGCCGCTGTTGCCGTGATGTCGACCGGGCCACCCTCTTCTTTTCCGAGTACGTTACCGTTTTTATCAACGGTAGCGATCGTTTCGTCAGCGGAGGCCCAGTTTAGGGTTTTATTTTCCGCATTAGCGGGGGTAACAGTCGCCTTAATGGCTGCGGTTGCCCCGACCGCAACTTTTGTTGCGGTCGGAGCTACCGTTACCCCTGTTACTTTACCTCGTCGGGGTCGGTGCTGCCGCCAGTGCTGGAATAATCAATGCCGGAAACAACCGCTACCGCAGCATCGCGGCGGCGCTGCCAGTTGATCCAACGTTCCGCGCGAATCGCTACGCTGTTGGTCTGGAACATGGAAACCACGTTAGAGCCAGCGCCCTGGGTCGCGTCCATAGTCGGCGCTGCCAGCATTTCGAGAGACGCTTCGCGGGAGGCGTCGATCACTACCTGACCATCGTCTGCGAGATAGATATCAGACGCGTTAAGCAGGATCATTTTATCGCCGTCTACGTATTGAGAGACGATAACCGGCAGACCACCGAAGGAGCCACCCAGCAAGGAGATATCCGGGTAGCGTTTCTGGCCCAGGGCATTACGCATCATGGACAAGGTCAGCGCCAGGGTGCTGGACATGATCCAAACGCCGCTAGCTGGGGTCAGATTCGCGGTGATGAAGGAAGCGAACGCCTGTTCGATATCCTTATCTGGGTCGCCCGCAGAGGCCAGCGCTTCAACGCCGTTAGTGATAGACGCCGGAGACACACCGGAAACCTCTTTTTTATCAGGATCGATAAAGTCGGTATCGAGACGCTCGATCACGGCTTCCGCCAGGGCGTTACGTACCAGGGCATCGGCAGACGGATTAGAGAAGCGTACCAGCTCATCGGTCAGCACCGCGATAGCTGCGATTTTCGCCCAGCCGAAAGTAACGGTTTCAAAGTTAACCTGGGTCAGCGGCTTAGCTTTACCTTCACCTACCCAGGAAGCCGCCCCACCGGAAACCTGTTTAGGGATTCGGACGTTAAACGGAACCTGGCGCAGCGCCGGAATACCATTCGCGCCGAAGCGGCCAACGATGGTCTGCGGGCGAAGGAACTCGATAAAGTCCTGCGCGTATTCCTGATAATCAACCAGCGCGCCCGCCCATTTCGGATCGCTGGTAGTACCTGCTGGCACCTCACCGGCTTTGATTACGTGATGCAGCTTCGCATCTTCCGGGTAGAACTGCTTAGCGAACGCCAGCGCGTCGGAGCGGCTACCGCGCGCAGCTGCCAGGGATTTAGCGTAACGTGCAAAGCCGATACCCTTATCGAGCTTTTGCTCTACTTTGATGATGCCCGGAGCGCGATTCGCGCCAGCATCAGAAGGCGCATAGCCTTTCTGTACCGGTTTCGCGGTGTCCAGCTGGGCTTTTTCCATCTCGCGGAGGCGGGCCAGGTGCGCGTCTACGGATTTGATTTCCGCGTTTACGTTGTCGTAACGCTCGGTTTCTTCCACATCCAGGGTGCGGCCTTCGTCGAAGGATTTCTGCATTACTTCGTCGCGCTCAGCTGCCAGAGTGGCGCGTTTAGTTTCAAAGCTTTTGATCTGCTCTGCTACGTTCATTTTCTTACCTTTTGTAGGGATACGAGGGGATGCGGAAGCGCCCGCTTTTGTTTTGTTTTCGAGGGGTTTTGCGGGGGCGGATGTGCCGGACGCGGCGCGCTCCCCTGAACAAAGAGACTTAACGGTCTGAATTGAGCATTCAGCGTTCGCCGGAATGGTTACGGCGGAGACCTCCAGGAGATCCCACGCGCTAAAACGCATTCCGCCGTCGTCGATGTAGGCGTATTCAATCGGGCGGAACCCAATAGAAAGCCCACGAACCAACCCGGTCTTAATCGACGTCCAGGCTTCCGCGAGGCGGGCGGCGAGCTGGCTGGGCGCGTCTGGTTCCGGTTTGGCTACGTGGGCTTTAATTTCGAGGCCTTCGGCGGTGACCTTTGCTTCGGTGATCGTGCCGATGGGCTGTAAGGCGTCGTGCTGCCAGAGAAGGGGAAGCGGTAACTTGAACTGCGCCCCTTTAGGCTCCATCACGTCGCCGTAGCGATCAGGAGAAGGGGTCGAAGCGATGCCGGTAATTACCCGTTCATCTTCGTTTACCGCCTTGATCGTCATGAGGCTGTAAGCGCGTTGGTGTGCCATTTGGCGAACTCCAGGCATAAAAAAACCCGCCGAAGCGGGTTTGTTTTGTAGGGTCGGGTTATATGAAAAAGATGTTGAAATCGCGGCGTTTCGATTCAGGGTTAAGCGCCATCAGGGAGACGGCGTTAAACAGCGCCATAAGGGGGTCGATCTTCCCTTTGCCGCTGGCCTGTTTTGTTATGAGGATTGCGTTACCGCGTGGCTCTACGCGGGCGTTTGATACGCACCAGGCCATTAGCGGCTGATTACAGTGAACGAGCGCGCCTTCGGCGAGCTTCCGCTCTGCGGTTTTGATTGCGCCCCCGAGTCGCCAGCCCTGGCTAATGCCTACTACGGCATCTTCGGGGATCTCAGCTTCGACCAGGGCGTCCAGGATTGAACCCACGCCCGAAGGGTCGATGCCGATCTTATCGAGCAAATCAGCTTCGAAGATTTGGCGCACCAGTTGCCCGATTGCCGCCGTATCGTCGCCCACCTGCTTAACGATGGTAAGATCGCCGCTCTTCTCGAAGTCGCGCAGCTTAGAGGCTTCGCTTTTCCGTCGTTCTAATACGATTTCGTGCGCCCAGGCATGAGACCAGGTAAGCCATTGCCGGGTCGTTTTGCATCGGCCGGCGACGGTTAGCCCGAGTAAGTCATCAAGCCCGCCGCCGTCGATACCAACGGTCACCACTTCGGAGCGTTCCAGGATTTCCGCGAACGTCATCGGCTGCGCGCGCTGCTCCCAAAAATCAGCGCCAGCCCACCGGTCAGCCCGGAGAGCTAACCCGATCTCGACGTTGCCGTGTTTGGACATGAAGCCCCTAAAGGCTTCTTCGCCGCCCGCTTTCGCCTTCTTGAACTCACGTTGCAAGAAAAGCTCATCCACGGAGTAACCGAGATTGGGGTTAACCATCGCCAGATTTTCAAGAAGCAGATGATCGCCGCTCGCCACCATTTCGGGCGGGTGCTCAAAAATCACCGGAAGGAAGTTCGGGTCGTGGATCTCGCCGTCGCGCACTTTGCGGGCGTATTCGAGCTTTTGCTTAAACACTCCTGCGGGCGGTTCGTTGCTCTGCGTCGTGGTGTACATTACGAACCCTTCCGGGCGCGACGCGAGACCGCCGATAGCTTCGCGCAACATATCGTCGGCGTTTGCCTGTTTGCCGAAGAGCCACAACTCATCGATCAGGGTGCCGACCGACTTGATACCGGAGACGGTGTTAGCGTCTGCCGCGACAACTTTTAGCGTTGTGTCGCTCTGCCGGTGGGTAATGGTTCGGATGTGGGTTTGAACCTGGCAGAGATCATCTAAATCCTCGTCGCGCTTCACCATATCGCGCGCCGGATTGAAGGCGTTTGTAGCTACTTCGACCGTGGGGGCGATGATTGTATAGCCCGCAGCTTGCCGCCAGTTAAGCAGAAGCGCGGTCATCATGATCCCCGCGGCCAGAGTCGATTTACTGTTTTTCTTCGGGATAAGCACAAACACTTCGGTTATGTGCCTTCGCCCTGTGTCGGCGTCGTAGGAGCCGAAGAGCGCCGCGACCAAATCGAAAACCCACTGCGCGCAAGATTCCCCGAACGTGGGGGAGCCTGGCGCGTCTACGATCTTCAATTGCTTGAAGATATTTAATGCGATTTCGGCTTGCTCGGGGTAAATCGGCGGCGGGATGATACTTTCGCCGCGCATTAGCCGCGCCGCCCAATCAGGGCACGCTGTAGACCATTCCGGCATAGTCAGCCCTGATTAGTTGATAACGCGTTTCGGTGCCGCGATACCCGCGAAGCGGTCGGCGGCTTTGTTCGCTGCTGCCTGTTTGGCTTCCTTCTTGCCGCCCTCGCCCCGCTTCGTATGCACGTAAGGCAGCATCGCTTTTGCCGCGTCTTTGCGGATCTCGATATCTTGCCGGGAGTCGTTCATAACGTGCTTGAGGAACTCAAGAGGGTCGGAAAAGGTGTTAACCGTGTCGTTTTCAGCGCTGGGAGCGCTATTAACAGCGTTGTTTTGCGGTTCGGAGGGGGTAACGCGCGCCATAATCGCTAATTTCTCGCGCTGTAATTGCAGGACGTAAGCGGCGATTTCCGGCTCTTTAGCCAGTTGCGATCCTTTAGAACGCGCGGTCTTTTCCGAATACCCGGCGATGATCGCCGCGTCTGTCTGCGAGTTACCGGTCGCCAGCGCCTTACCAAATTTCCGTTTTTGTGGCGTAAGCATGTAAACATCTCCCGAGAGGGAATTTTTTCTACGAATGAGGGGGAGCGCGGTTTTGCCGGGTGGGGCGGTCGATTTCTTCGAGCACCCCCCCACCGCCTACGTTTCGCGCGTTTTTCGCCATTTTCGAGCGTTTTTCGCTCTAAACGATGAAAAACCGAGCGTTTGCGACGTCCTGCGCGTCGGCGGGCGTGTCGGCGGCCAGCGCCTCAACGTCTGGGGCCTGGCTGGCGATCTCGCGTGCCGATTTGGCTACGTGGCAGGGCTTGCAAAGCGCCCATAGGTTCGCCGTGTCGTTACTCCCTCCGAACTGGAGGGCGACACGGTGATCCAGCTCGTAGGCGTTGAACTCCACGGCGCAACCACAAAGGCGGCAGCGCCCACCGTCGCGGGCGTAGATGAGGCGTCTTAGGTTCTGGAGCGCCGCGCCAGTAATGCGGCGCGCATCCGTTCGGAGTGGAGTAACCCGACGCGTATCAATCACGCCCACGCGGGGGCGCAGTGTCTTAAGGCGTGCCACGCTTAGCCCTGTTCGGTGTAGGGCTGCAACGCTTCCGGCAACGGTGGCCAAACGATAGTTTCGGTCGCCGCTTTCAGAGGGTCGATAGCATAGAGCGCCAGGAGATACGCCTTACCGATAGCGTAGGCTTCGTGCTGGGCTTCGGTTTTCTTCTCAATGAGGATGAGCGGGCCATACTCAGATAGCGCCGCGCGAATGAGGTTCCAGCGGGTAGACTGCGCTTCGCGGATCTTCTCTGCGTCCGTTGCTGGCGGAACGGGCGTTACGGTGCCTTCGCGGGTAATCTCGCCGGTGTCATAGTTGAAGTAATAATTAAGCGTGTTTATCGATTGAGGGATCGTAAAGCTCGAAAAAGGCGTATCCGCTAATTTCACGAACGCATAATCGATGCCATTTCCCATAATGTAGTTTACGGCGTTACTAACGGTATCTAGCTGCGCGATTTTACGTTCATAACTTCCAATCTCTAGAACAATAAAGCCCTCTTGCGAGGCGTAATATTCAACGATACCCGGCCAAGTTCTACCGTCTTTATAAACATCGACGTTATTGACCGGGTCATGCGTAAAATCAGAATCACGATAAACGGCAAAATCCATAACTTCCCCTTTGTTATCAGGTATTACGGGTACTTCGTGCGGGATAGCTCGAAGTGCGGGCCATCTTTCAGGGTGTGCCAGTCGCCGCCCCAATTGATAGGGATAGCGAGGTCTGCGGCGGCTTGCTTGAACGCCTTCGCGATCTCGATGTAGTGATCCCACTTCCAGACGTCAGCAACGCCGCACGCCATCACGTCGACCGCATGGCCCGTTAAATGGCGGCTCTTGCTGGTTTGGCTCGCGCCCTGCTTCACTAACTCCGCCTGGCGGGCTTTATCGCGTAGCCCTTCGGTGATAGCGAAATCAATCGGGGTGATCTCTAACGCCTTCTCCACCACCCGGACTAAATCGGGGTGAACGCCTTCGAGGTTCTTACGGCTTCGCTCACTTAGTCGAAACATCGTTGTTACTCCTTGCGGCGGTTGTCGCGCTTTTCAGGAACGGGATTCGAGACGCTACAACGTCAAAAAGAACGCTCACGCCCACATAGCCCAGCAACACCGAACCCATGTAACCCCACTTCGTAGGGTCGATTCCGAAGTATTCGAGAAGGTTAGAGATCCCAAACGCCACGACGGCGCAGAGTAAGCCGTTAGTGACGATTTCACGGAACGGATCGCGGGCTTGCCAGTGGCGCGCGACGGCTACCAGGCAAGAGATAAACGAATAACCTAGCTCTCTTCGGTACATCGAGAAGAGTTCGTGTAATGACGTGAAGTTGTTCATAGGGGGCGCAGAGAAAGAGGATAAGATAAAAAGAAAGAATGAAAGCATGTAAGAATGCTTGCATTCTTACAGCATGGCCGATAGTATTAATTGCGTAGGGGGCGAGGTGCTCCCAGCTTTAGATAAATTTCCTGGGGAGGAAAATTAGAATGAATATCGAGACTATCCAGCATATCCGCTCTGTAGCAGACCATGCCCGTAACCTGATTCGCCGTAACCGTTCAATCCTGAAAAGCGTTAAAGAGTACGTGGATTATCAAACCACCCTCCAGGCGAAAACTATTCAGAAGTTCGACGAAGCAGCATGTAAAGCCGCTTTCGCTGATGCCCTGGCAGCACGCACGAAAAAAGGTTTTGAAACCCTGTGCGAGAAAGCTTTCAACGAAGCAGATAAGCGCCTCAATGAAGATATGGTGAGCCGCAAAAAAGCCTACTTCATCCGCCGCGCAGCTACCGAAGGCGTAACGCTGAACGAAGAAGAAGCCGACCGTATCATCATCGCCCAGGGCGGCTATATGGCCTTCTCTCTTAGCGTTTGCCTTGAAGCGGCAAAAGCGGAGAAAGCCCAGCCTTCAACCACCGAAACCAAAGAATACGCTGTGAACATTCCGGCAGCGGGTAGCCTCACCGAAGCGAAGGTAGAGTACCGCCGCGCCTTAGTCTCTTATGAATACGCATGTACGCGCCTGGATAACGCCGCAGACGCACCGGCGGAGTATCAGGAACGGCTGTTAGCGGAGTTCGAAACCGCTTACGAGGAACTCGACAAAGCCTCACGAACGCTTTTCGAACGTGCGCGAGCCTCGGCCAAGTGCGCCGATCCTACGGTAGAGAAGTTATTTAACGCTGCGATTCACGAAGGGAACTTGCCGGATAGTATTAGAGAGCGCCTGGTAAGCTGGTGTTTGAAGCTGGAGGCTTAAAAAAAAAGCCGGTGAGAAATCACCGGCTAATAATAAGATTCAATCGCAATAAGCGATATCGTCAATACCAATTAAATTAAAGTGTTAAGGAAGGTCGTGAAAACGACCACCCTAGCAAATATTCTATATATTTCGTTGCAACGTTAAAAGCTATTTTTTTCAATTTTCACGAAATAGCTCGTTTTATCCATTCCGTACAAAAATCCCGCTACGAACATTTGCGCCGCTTTGCACTGCCGGAAGAGAGTTCCGGGGTTCGAGTGCTTAATCTTTGCGATAGCGTTAAAAGATAAGCGGTAGATGTAATGCAATCGCACCACCTCGTAAAGCTCGCGGTCAATTTGTTTTAGACATGCTACAGCGGGGTCAAACATCGCCGCCGTTTCGTCGCTCATAATATCACCGCGCGAAGGTTCGCTGCCGTCCTTGAACATCATTAGCGGTTTAATCGCGCCGGGTAGACTTTCCCGCGCCCATCCTCCCCAAAGCTGGAATAGCACTTCGATAGCTTCGATATTATGGTCGATCATTTTTATTCACTCCGAAATATACACCTCGAACATTATATAGAAACTCAATTAAATTGTTTCGTTTAATCCAGTAATGTGATCTTTGCGGGGAGAAAATAGGGTAAAAGCGTTAAGAGAGGGTAAGGGTAGAGTAAAAGGGAGGGTAAAAACATATCGTAAGTTACTGATATTATTACATAGGGGAGGGTAGGTAAGGTAACTTTATATATATTTAATAGAAATATTAATATATATAGTAAATATCCCCATATATGCGCGCGCGTGCGCGTGTATATATAACCAGGGGGTCTACATTACCCCACTTACCCTACCATTCTTTTATAAATCATACATTTAAGCCCTATTGTTACCCTCCCCTTACGCTCCCCTACCCTCCCGCCTGACGGGGTAACGGGAGGGTAAGACACAAAAAACCCCGCCGAAGCGGGGTTACGTGGGTCAGTAGCGAAGGCGGGCCAGCGTGGCGCGCGCCGGTGGCGAGTACCGTAAATATGCCTGGCTCTTCTCGCCCAGGTCGGCTAAAACCTCGTCTGCGCGTTTCACAACCTGCCGTAACTGCTGATACTCCTTAAGGTTCGGGCAGTCCATCAGGTGCGCCATAAGGTCAGCGCGCAGCGCTAACAGCTCTTCCGGGTCGCGTACCTCGCAAACGGCACGCATGAGGGTTTCCGCCTTCACATACGCCCTGTAGCGGTACGTATCGGTCTTACCGCCAAACATACCGGTTTCTATAGACTGCATCCCCGCGTAGTGGCTAAGGAGCTTTTTAGCCTCGTTTATGACAACCATTCTTAACACCTTAATTTATAATTAGCTTTCTAATAATTGTTTTAGTGAACGTACTTCGAGTAGCCCGCATTCGCGCAGCTAACCACCTTGCGAAAGTCCTCGATTTCGGGGTGTAGGCAGTAAGGGAACTCTTCGGCGATAACCGCGAGATCGTTATCTATCTTCTCGGCCATCTTTGAAAAGGTGCGGTAGCACTGGCTGGTCGGCTCGCTCTCAATCGTCGCGTGAAGGCTGGCGCGCAGCCGGAGAAGTTCGGACGGGTTCGCCACGTTGGCTACGCCCTGCATCAGCGCCGAACACCCTTCGCTAAAGCGGATAGCATAGGGGTCGGTTTCGTTTGCAAAGCGGAGATGAAGGTCGATTAAAACCTTATCCATACGCAGCCGCAGGAAGCGAGAGCCGATTTTAAAGGGCTTACCCATATCCTTTAGCCGTTCTATCGCGCCATGCTTAATTAAGCGCCCTGTGAGCGTTATTAAGCGGCTCTCAGTCAGTAGCACCTCTTTTTCGCGTTCGGTGAGATCCCGCCCGAATTGCTCGCGTAGTTCTTTTACTGCTTCATATCCGTATGCTTTATCCTCGTCCGTGGAGTTGAATAAGCTAATGTGCAACGTTGTTACCTCCGATAAATAGGAGGCTAAGAATCTACCGAATGATAGTTAATCAAGTTTGATTTAGATCAACGTAGTAAATTTAGGTCATTAAATAACACCACTGAAAACCCCGCCTTTCGGCGGGGTGACTGTCAAACCTGGTCGGCTATATTCAGTTGTTTAAGTTGTGGTTGGTATTTTTTAATCACCTTCAATTCATATTCAAATCTTGCCGCTCTTACTATCTCCCCTGCTGCATTTACCAGCGCGAAGCGGTATCCGTTATTTAGCAGTTTATGCCACTTCTTCGCCGCTTTGATTTTGGGGTCAATCCGATACATGTTTCGCCCCCTCTTTTTCGCTGCGTTGCACCTGGGCTTCTTGCTTCAACTGCTGTATAGTTTTGAGCGTCATATTTAGGTCTCCTGTTTATGACATGCCCCCGACCGTTTGACTGGAATCGCCGGAAGGGGGCGGCTTCAAACCCCACCTTTGCGGGGCTGATTTGCATTATGGCCTTTTCATGTGTACACTTCAAGTGTACACTACAAAAAAGGAGGATTTTTTTACATGCAAACCTATACCGCCCGCGATTTACGCGCGAAGCTCGCCGAAGCCCTGGACATCGTGAACCAGGGCGAACCCGTCACCGTTACCCGCCGCCTGGGCGAAGATGTGGTGATCCTCAATAAATCCGAGTATGAAGCCCTCCTAAAAGCGAAGGTCGATCAGGAGTTAGCCAGCATTACGGGGCGCTTCGGTAACGCCCTTAAAAACTTAGCGGATTAACCACTATGCAGATAACCGAAGAAGCCCTGCTGCGCATTCATGAGCAAATGATCACGCTCAACGGCGGCGCGCCTGGCGTGCGACAAAACGAACGCGTTTCCGTCCTGCTCGCCCTGCTGGCGCAATCGTCTACGCCCGAGGCGGATCTATTCGAAATGGCGGCTTTGTATTGGGTAGCCCTGGCGCGTGGCCATCTCTTCAACGCAGCGAACAAAAGCACCGCTTTAGCCGCAGCGCTCTACCTGCTGGAACGGAACGGCGGCACCCTCCGCAGCGGTAAAGACGAACTCGCCCAGCTGGTCGCGCTGGCGAACGACGCCGCCACCGGCGCGCGTGGAGTTGACGAACTCGCCGCGCAGCTGCGCGCGCTGGCTATATAATTCAGGTTTAACCATCGGGGGGAGTTATGGGATCGGATGCAGACTGGCAAAGCGAGAACGGCTTTTCGCGCGAGGTGCAAGGCGATTTCTCATCGCCTCAATATAGCGGGTTCGATTTTTGGGGCGATGAAGCGGATTTCTTAACCTACGTTTACCCGTTCCCCACCTTCGCGGCGGCGTCCTCGCTGGCTAAGGCGTTCCCAGGCACGACGGTCACGCGCGACGGCGATCAGTACCTGGCGGATCTCAACCATAGCGCACGCTTCAAAGAGGCAACCCGTAAGCACCCGGATCACGGCATGTTAGCGTCGCCGGATGATTTTAGCGCCTTCAAACACGAATTGCGCCAGGCGCTGAAAGCCGCGCGCCGGATGAGATAAGCCGCCCGCAGCGGCGTAAGAGAGAGAGAATAAAAGCTATGAGTAAAAAGGGCATTCCCTGGGAAGAGGCACGCGAAGAGCTGCTATCGAACCCGGAAGCGCGCGCAGCCTACGAGGCAGAAAAGGCGAACCCGTCCGACGATTTAGAGATCGTGCCGGTGCTGGAAGAAGAGATCGACGAGCTTTTTAAATCGTTCGATAGCACGCTGCGGGCGCTATCTGACCGTTAATCGCCACGCAGAGAGCATAAAAAAGCCCGCCTAAGCGGGCTAAATTTTATTGCGGGTCAATCAGGTCTACTAACTTCATCGTTACTTCTGTAACGAGATTATCATCTGCTTTCGTATAGTATTTCGCCCCGCGAGCTATAAGGTCGGCGGCTTTCAACTGATGGCAAAGCACGACGCCGCTTAATTTTCCGTTGGCGGTATCGTCGGCTCGAATAGAAACAGTAACGCCCGCTGATCGCGCCGCACTAGCGCCAGTGCTGATCGGGCAGCACATAGCAACTTTTAGTTTCCTGTTTAAAGCCTCATCGGTAATCACGATGAAATAATGCGGCCCCATCAGCTCATGCCCGGATACTGGGTCTAAACTTACGTGCCAAATATCACCGCGTGCTGGCGTCTTTGCCGTTGTTGTTGCTTTTACCATGCCTCATGCCCTGCCCTACCAGCTAACACGCCTTCGACCGATGCGTTCAACTCTTCGATCTCCTTCTCGTCGATCTGGCTTAGCAGTTGGTCGACTGTAAAACGCCCGCGCGGCTTGCGTACTGGCTCAGCGGCTTTAAGGCTCATCGCCTCTTCGGTTTCGTCTATGATCAAAACGGAACCAACATCCCAGCCCTTACGGGCGGCAGAATCGCGCGGAATGGTGACAATCAGCGCGCCGCCTTGCTGGCGTATGCGTACAGTTTGCATATAATTTCCTCGTTGTGCTACTAAGTAGAACTATAGTAGCACATAGTAGCACTTATGCAACTCATTAGAGACCGCCATCGCGGGCGGTCTCTTACTTGCTTTCAATCTTACTTGTTTTCTTTCTTGCTCAGTTCGCCAGGGCTACGAAATCATCGTTAGCGGCTACCTGTGCGATCCGTTCATCCGCCGTTACCCCGTTAAACTCGTCGACCGAATCAGGGAACCGATAATACGCCGCGCCGTGAATACGCTTCCCTTCGACCGCAGCTTCGCTAACCAACTGCCGCAGCGCCCGCCCGATATGCCCGCTTCGCTCGATGTTGACGCCGATTTGCCCGCAGATCTCCCCGACACGCCGCCACGGCCAGCTATCCTTATCGGTTGGCGCAGCGTCGATAATCTCGCGCAAACGCCCGTAATACGGGCCTTTATCCGTAAAATCTTCGGAGATCTCCAGGAGTTCTTTTAGCAACTTCGAATCGACGGTATAGCGTGCGCCCGCCTTGTACTCTTCCCGCACCTCTAACCAGAATTGCGCCAGCTGTTCGGCATCGACTAATTCGGCATCGTCGCCGCGCAGCTGCCAGCCCAGGATCTCGTTAACCTTGTCGATATCAATCGCGCGCGCCAGCTCGATAACCGGAAAACGGCTCGCCAGGGTCGGGTCTTTGCAAAAATCCTCTTTGTTCACGGTGCCGATAAACACGGTTTGGCGGGGCTTCTTCGTGAAGAAGGCTTTATGCTCAGCGCGCCAGATATCGACGCTTTCAGGAATCCACGCCTTTAAAGGCCCGCTCTCCTGCTTCGTCATAAAGTCCAGTTCGCCCAGCTCACCGCCCCAGCAAAAGACCGCTTTACGCACGCTATCTTTGTTTCGTGGATCAACCGAAAGCGCGCCGCAGTGCGCACCCGGAAGGATGCCGAAGAGGCGTTTAACGAACGCGGATTTATACCAGTCGTTAGCCGTGGAGAAGAGCACCGGAACGGCTTTCATCGAGATCTGGCCTTCTTCAATCGCCGCTATGGCCGCGGTTAACGTTAGCCGAATGATCTTCGCCGCGTATACGGGGCGCTTCGCGTTGAGGCACGCCAGCACGCGGTCGACACGTTTAACGCCATCCCAGGTGCGGCCGTGAAGTAATTTCTTAACGGGGTGATAGCGGAACCGCCCAGCCAGCGCCTCAAAATGGCTCTTCGCCAGCTCAGCGGGCAAACCATCTTCCGCGATCATGTTTGCCAGCTCCGAGAAGGTTTCGACGTCGCTATGCGTGAACGGGGAGTTATCCGCGTTAAGGAACTCGCTTTGCCAGGTCATGCTATTAAGCAGTAGCTTTTTGCCCCGCTTCTCAATCGACCAGCGCAGGTTATCGGAATGGTTAAGCGCCTGGTACGCGATTAGAACGCCCTTCCGGTCGTACTTGAGGTTAATTTTAGGTGGGATCAGCCCCAGCAGAACGTTAAACGCCTGGGAGAACATCGCGCGCTTTTTGTCGTCGTGGTTGCAGCCGGTGCGCCCCTGGGGGTCTAACAGTTTACCCGCGTCGCCGATGCCGTTATAGACCGAAATACTGGCTTCTTCCTGCTCCATCGGGAGCGCTTCAAACTGCGAAGCAACGAACCCGATAGCCTCTAAAAAATCGCTATCGTTGCGGTGTGCGTCGCTGGCGTGGAGGCTGACGAAGTGGCCTTGCTCATAGCCGCGCGTACCTTTCAGGAAGTAAGTAACGCTCGTATCGCCTTCGCCCTGCTCTTTCGTGTACTCATCGGCAAACGGGCTTCGCATATGCCGTTCGCCTTCTGGCCCGATATCGAGGGTATAGCCGTTTTCATCCAGGAATTGCGCGACCTCGTCGTCCGGCGCGTCACCGGTAGCGGCAAGCCGCGCGCGGCGCGCTGCGGATTTCGTATCCTGCTCGACCGGAAGCTCCGCCGCGATGCGGTCGATCAGGGCTTCGAACTTCGCCCACGTAAGCAAAAGCTCAGCGGGGTCGGGCAAACAAAGGTCGCTCCGCAGATCATCGGCTGGCCCGTTCAACCATTCCAGGCGCGCGCCGGAAGGATGCCGGCCACCCGCTACGAATTGTTGCCCGTAGCCTAAGATCTCCACCGCTTCGGGCTTCCCCGCTTCGGTTTTACCGAGACGAAGCACGCGCTTTGTGATCTGCTCCCCTTCGGGCGGCATTACCGCCAGGACATAGGCGCGGCGGTTGCTGTTCTCACGAACGCGCATCGGGATCAGCTTCATCCCTACCGCCTCCCGAATGAGGTTAGCGACCAGCATTTGATAGCCGTAATTCTCTGTATCGACGTCGATACAGACGGCGACCGCGCCATCCAGATTGGGGAGCGGTTGCCCCAGGATCACACCGAAGCCATAGCGAGGGTCGTTCGACCAGCGTTTGTAATCGTTGTTTGTCGCCCGGCATTGCTGCCAGTTTTTGAAGCCTACGATCTCGCCGTTTGAGTTGTACACCGAAGGCACCTTACCGATCACGCCTTCGGGTAATGTTGATGCGGTTTCGTTACCTGCCAGGGCTACCGGAACCAGATTCGAAACGCCGAAGCGCTCCGCGAAGAATTGCCAAAACATCACGTATCCACCAATTTTTACTGTGTTGGTTGGGGTTTGACATTCTGCGGATAATATCGAGATAGCGAAACCTTTTTTTGGATGTTAATAATAAAGAGGTTACACTAATATACAATTTGAAATATTCTAAAGCTTTCTTTCTTTTAATTACTGATTCTTCTTGTGATCAAAATTTAAACTTGATTTACCTCAACAAACCTCACTGTTCGATCAACTAGTGATCATATTTCCTAAAATGTGTTGATAATCACGCGAGTTTTTACAAAATAGTAATTAGCAATTGAACAACTTATTTCCTAATATTTGCTACTGATCTCAATTTTGTTAATTAATTTATTATGCTTCAATCCCGCATCAATATTCGTTACGCGGGGTATTGATTCGGAATGTAAACTACGGCAAGCTGTACAACCACACAGTAAGGCTTCGAACGTAATTAAGCCTCTGACATTGCGACTAAAAATAGTAGTAGCGGCTCAGCGCCTGCCTTGATAGTTGCAATTGTTCTTTAAAAATCCATCTGCTGATGATTCCGATTGGTAATTTTCTAAAACATCGGGGCGGGCTGTTGACGTTCCGGTGTTTGTGAAAGTTACCCAGAGGTTAAAAGCGTGGGTTTTCATCTCAATCCGAACGAAACGGAAAACTTGAGGATCGGCTCTTTGATCAATCGCGGTTTTATATGGTGTTTAGTGCCGCGAAAAGAAAAAGATCCGAAACCTGTTCGATTCTTCTTTAACGAAGTTGAGGCAAGAGCTGCCGAAACGCGCAAGTTAAAAGCGATTCGCACTCAAAAGTTGATAAAAATTACACCTATAAATTAAGCAGATTAAAGTGTTAAGGAACAAAAATAATGGCTCAAACAAAAGCAACTTCCGCCCGTTATAACGGGAGCGGAAGCATTTTCGCGTCCAGTGGTTATAAAGGGGTATCACGCAGG